CGGTAAAACAATCGAATTATCATTTGGATTAAAGTTCTTAAACATCATTGATAAAGAAATGGGAATGGAAGCTGAACAAGTTAACTTTGGTAAAGGTACAGAAATGTTAGTACCTGCATTAGAAAGCCATAGTGTAGTAGATGTTGCAAAAGTGATTAAAGCTGCAACAGCACAAGAAAAAGGCGCTCCTAAAACAGAAAAAGATTTAGAGGAAGTACTTGAAGATATTATTCTAAATCAAGGTTTAGAAGAATTCTGCAACGAAGTTATTGAGGAACTGGGAAAGAATGTTTTAACCCAAAACCTTCTTCCGAAAAAATACAAAAAGAACAGCAAGAAGTAGAGGATGAACTTTTAACGTTTGATCGTATTGTTATCTTATGCATGAGTAAGCTCAAAATCTATGATTTAGATGTCATAGAGCGAATGACACTTAGGGAGTTCAACTATCGTATGTATGCACTAGAGTATGAGCAACTAGATAAAGATATGGATATGTACAAACTCGCTTTTGCTATTAGAGACGCAGCTGCCGAGAAAAAGAAACGTGGCGGTAAAAAAGGCGAGACAGAATATCGTTTCAAAAGTGCAGACGATATCATGCATTATCAAGAGAACATTAAACGATTAAACAGGGGCGAACCTGTGAAGTTCGCTTCTGAAAGCAAATTTGAGGAGAATATGCCTCCTAAAGATTTACTTCAACAAATTGCAGAACTTAATAAATAAGGAGGTGGGAACACGTGGCAGAAGCTAATTACAGTATTAAAGCGACAATAGAAGCTAACGCAAAAAAGTTCAAAAGTGCTATACAAGCAGCTAAAAACACAGCAGAGCGTTTTAAAGGAACTATGGATAAAATCAAAGATAATGAAATTGATGCAGATGCATCAGGTGTAACTAGCGCAGTAAACAAAGCTAAAAAAGAATTAGAGTCATTTAATAACACTCGTGCAGAAGCTGACCTTGATATAGATATTGACGAAGTTAAAAGCAAAGTACAAATAGCTGAAGAATATGTACGCAAATTCGATGCTTACAGAGGCGATGCAGAGTTAGACGCTAATGTAGCGAGTGCGAAAGCTAATATTGAAGAAGCACAAGCATATTTAGAACGTTTCGACGGATCAAATGCTAATGCGCATGCTGATGTTGACGCAAGAAGAGCTATATCAACGTTATCTAAGCTACAGATTGATTTAGATATGTTTGACGGAAATTCTTATAGTGCTCATTTAGATGCAGACGCAACTAAAGCACGTGTCGCTATAGCTGAAGCTAAAAAGTCGCTTAATAGCTTTGCGAGACAAAAAGCAAAAGCTACTGTCGAAGTTAACGAAGGTGCTGCTGTGTCTAAGATTTTAGCGCTTAAAGCAATGTTACGTTCAATTCCTAACCGAATACACACTAGGATAGATGTTGACTCTGATAAAGCGCAAGGAGCATTTAGAGCGATGGTAGCTGGTATAGATAGTTCCATGAACTCTTGGAATGCTTTGGCTACACGTATTAGAACAATTGGTACTGTTATTTCTAATATGGTACAAGGTGCGTTGATTTCCAACTTAACCTTAGTCGTTCCTATCATTGCTGGAATGGTACCTGCATTATTTGCTGTTCTTAATGCTATCGGGGTTGTAGCTGGTGGAGCTGCAGGATTAGCGGCTGCATTTGGTGTTGCTGCAGGTGGAGTTATGGGATTTGGAGTTATGGCTGCAAGTGCTATTAAAATGCTTAACGATGGAACTCTACAAGCTACAGCTGAAACTAAAAAATATCAAAGCGCTTTAGAAGGTGTGCAAGATGCATGGCAAGGTATTATAGAGAAAAACCAAAGCCAAATCTTTAACACAATGGCTAATGGCCTAAACATGATAAAAGTTGCTTTAGCGGGTTTATCTCCTTTTATTAGTGGCGTGTCTAAAGGAATGGAACAAGCAAGTGCTAAAATGCTCGATTGGGCTAAAAACTCTCAAGTAGCACAAAAGTTTTTCCAAATGATGGGCACAACAGGAGTAAGAATATTCAATAATATGCTAAGTGCAGCTGGTAACTTTGGAAGTGGTGTTGTAAGTGTTCTCACACAGTTAGCTCCACTTGCAGATTGGGCTGCAGCAGGATTCAAAAGAATGGGACAAGCTTTTAATTCATGGGCTCAATCTTCTGCAGGACAAGAAGCTATTAAATCATTTGTAGAGTATACAAAACAAAATTTACCGTTAATAGGTCAGATATTTGGTAATACTTTCAAAGGAATATTTAACCTTATGAAAGCATTCGCACCTAATACTCACTCTATTTTAGAATCACTTGCTCAAATGTCTGAGAAGTTTGCTTCTTGGAGTGCTACTGTTGCTAAATCAGATGGATTTAAGAAATTTATGGATTACGTTAACACTAACGGTCCAAAACTAATGTCATTACTGGGTAATTTGGTGATGATTATCATTAACGTTGCTACTGCTATGGCTCCGTTAGCTGCAAAAGTTTTAGATGTAGCTATTGCTATGACAGAGTTTATCAAAAACTTAACTGATGCACACCCTGCTATTGGTATATTGTTAGGCTTAATTGCTACATTAGCAGGTGTATTCATGACACTAGGTCCACCTATCTTAGGTGTTATCGACTTTATCGGAACATTTATTAAAGTGTTTACAGGTGCGGGAACGGTTATAGAGGCGCTTATGTCTGTAGCTTCGGCATTGGCTCCAGTATTCGAAGGGATAGCAGCTGCTATTGCAGCTATAGATGCGCCAATAATTTTAATTATTGCAGGCGTAGCAGCGTTAATAGCTATATTTGTTGCTTTGTGGAATTCATCAGAAGTATTAAGAAATGCTGTGAGCGACGCGTGGAATGCTATTAAAGATGCAGTAGGGAACGCAATACAAGCTGTTATTGGATTTTTAGGAGAATTGCTTTCTCAAGCTCAAGATATCATGGGACCTTTAGTTCCTATATTTAAAAACGCTTGGGATAATATCGTAAAAGTTGTAGAAACGGCTATTCAGTTGATTTCTCCAATAGTTTCTCAAGGTTTCCAAGCTTTAGTTGCTGTTGTAAGTACGGTTTGGACTGTGATAACTACAGTTATTAAGGTTGCCTTTGATATTATTATCGGCATTATTACTGTAGCTTTACAGATACTTAGTGGCGATTGGTCGGGTGCTTGGCAAACAATATTAAAAGTTGGACAAAATATTTGGCAAAATATTGTATCTGCAGCTCAGGCTATATGGGATATTTGGAGTAAATATTTACAACAAACTTGGCAAAACGCAGTCAACTTTTTCAGTACAATATTTGGCGCGTTAATTGGTATTGCAAGTTCTATTTGGAATGCAATAGTCAATGCCGTTATCTCTGTAGTTAGTGGATTAGGAACTTTCTTATCTAATATATGGAGTGCAATTGTTGCTATGGCACAATTCCAATGGAACGTTTTAGTAACGGTAGCACAAACGATATGGACTGCAATTGTTACAGTAATAACAACTATAATTACAACATTAGTTACAATTGTTACTACGATTTGGACTGCAATTGTTACAGTTACACAAACGATTTGGACAGTTCTTGTTACTATTGCACAAACTATTTGGACTGCGATATCAACGGTCGTTATGACTATCGTTAATATCATCGTTACTATCGTTACAACAGCTTGGACAACGATTTCTACTGTAACCTCTACTATATTTGGTGTTATTTCTACCATAGCATCTACTATATGGAATGCTATCAAAGGAGTTATACAAGGTGTAGTTACAATTATCGTTGGTATCGTCAGTGGAAGTTGGGCTAGATTAAGCGCTATTACAAGTTCTATTATGACTTCAATTTCTTCTTTAATAACTTCTTTATGGAATTTAATTAAAAGTACAATTATAAACGCTGTAATGGGTGCTGTTCATGCAGCAGTTAGCGGATTTATGAATATGCTTAGTTCTATAGGTTCAGCTATGCGTGGTATTGTCAACGCAGTCATTAATGGTATGCGTAACGTTGTGAATAATGTAAGAAACGGAGTATCAAATGCTTTAAGTGCAGTACGTAACTTTATAGGCCGTTTCACTCAAGCCGGTACAGATTTAATTATGGGAATGGTAAATGGTATTAAAAACGCCGCTGGTGCTGTTGTAAATGCAGCTAAAGGTGTTGCTAGTTCAGCAATCAATGCGGTTAGAAGTGTTCTCAATTCACACTCTCCATCAAGAGTAATGATGGGTATCGGTGGAGATTTTGGAGAAGGCTTTAAAATCGGTATTGATGATAAGAAAAAAAGCGTGGCAAACATTGCAGGTGGTTTGGGATCAAGTGCTGTAAAAGCAGTTAAAAATGCTGTTAATCCAACTGATGTATTAAGTGATGTTAGAAGTACATTAAAAAATAGCAATCTAAAAATACCAAATATTCAAGGAGATATTAAAAACGCTAGTGCATCAGCCAATGCACAAGTTACACATACTCATGAATATAAGACGAATCCATCGCAACGTGTTGTAACCGTTAAAATGGACGTTAACAACGACGCTTTAACTCATATAGTCAACGGACAAATGGCGGATAGAGATGCCACATTCACATTCTAGGAGGTCAGGCAATGGATTTAGAAATTAAACAAAAAGATGGCGCTAAATACAAGTTGTCTGACTTCGGTTTTCGAGTGAAAGATATTGTCATCGAAAGCCCGGAGATAGAGGACAACTACGAAACAAAAGAAAACACAAGTGGTCGTATGTTACTTAGTAGTCAGTACCGTAAAAGGAAAATTACGGTACCCTGCTATGTAGTTAGTACAAAACTTAATGATATACCAAGATTACGAGATAAATTTTATGATTTAACAGTAAACACTGAACCTGTATGGATTAGAGAACTTAGATATGCCGAAGAGCATAATTACAAGTTTTTACAACCGACGGAAGATGACTATCAATCATATGATAAATATGG